CCTGGTTGTACCGTTAGGATTAACCATGAACAATACCTTAGCTGCTGCTGCACTACCTTCGACTATCGCTTTTGTTAACGACTCTAAAGATTTAAGATCACCAATGTACTCCTCTACAAATCCACGACCATAGTCTTCACCATCTATCCTTGTATATCTAAGAGGTAGGAATGGAGTTTTATCGATAGGATACCTACCCTTTGACTCTTCAATAACAATTCCTTTTACATCTTGTTGTACTACAAATTCATTTCCTTCTCTAACTACAGAGGTGTACAAGTCACAGCTATTCTCTTTCTCTTGACGATAGACCTCTTCTCTTACAGACTCAGGTAACATCATTGGAGCAACAGTTTCTTTAATAGCTATGTGTGTTACATTACCCATTGGGTCTCTCTTTACACAGTACCTATCAAGTCTGAATACTCTCATCCCACCATCATCAGGTAGGTATAACAAAGTATTACCTGTCACCAATAAATTCTTTAACGCTTCAAATACTCCCACTCGAAATGCTTCAACTTCTACTTCTTGAGATACACTTCGTTCTACATCTGCTAGTGCTTTCTCTAAGTCAGATCGTAATTGCTCTCCTCCCTCTGGTCCTAACTCCTGCTTTGCTTTATCTAATTCATACCTGTCAATAACAAGACGGAAGAATGGAGCGTTAGGTGGTAACAGTGCTAACAGTAATTTAGAAGCTAAGTTGTTAACTCCTCTAGCTCCTACTCCTTGATATGGTGTGTAGTACTTAGTAGCGTGACTATGACCATCAGGCGGCATTATGTAAGGTATTGTTAACTCGGATGAGGTACGACCTCGATCCAAGAAAGACCACCTTTGATTCTCTAAGGAGTGGTATAGACCTTGGGCTGTTTCTTGCATCACGCTAGAGTTACACTTTTAATAACTGCATCAGAAGCCCCAGCAGTTGTAGTAGCTATATACAATTTAAAAGTGTCTGTAGCAAAATACATTTCGCCTGTTGTAGCTTCTTTCTGAAACTTCGTCTTATTAGCATCCGTCCCTGTTTTAACAGCGATGGTGTAATCTTTGCGTCCTAATTTTTGCTGTGCCATGACTACTTAGCTTGCTGTTCCAGCGTTGATACAAGGTGAGGATGGGCGAAGGCGAAGGTCTCCTGTTGTAGCGTCTACGAATAGTGGGTCTGCAAATATATTGTTAGTACCTCCTGAAGAATTATAAGTGTTATCAAATTGAAAAAAACAAGAATTGTTCATGTAATTTGACAAACTAGTTTCAGTATTTATCTTGGCATCATCGTCTGCCATTAAAATGTTATTTTGGGATACCGTACACCTCGCAAAAGAATTTGCTGTCGCATAACTAAAAGGTAGAGTCGTCGTTCCACATTCTATATAAATTGTGTTCCCTGAGAACTCAGCAAAATTTCCTGTATCTCTCTCAAAATAATTCCCTGTACTCCGTGTAATAATCAATAAATTATTCTGAAACTTTGAACTACCTGTGCTGCTTGTCGCCATTAAAAACGATCCGATGTTTACTCCTGTTGAAGTAGTTATTTCATTTCCTTTAATGCTACCATCTCCGCCAGTATCCACCCGAATTTTACAATCAATAAACTTAAAATTTTCGATATTTATATTACTTGTATTCCCTGTGCTTCCCACTGTAATTTGTCGAAGTGTTCCAGCAGAACTAGATTTAATTACTGCACCTTTTGAATTTAAAGATTTGTAGGTAATATTATTACCACTTGACCCAACTCCGTCGAGTACTGTTGTAGTCGATATAGGGTAATCTCCATCCGTAAAAAGAATAGTTCCCCCTGCCGCTGCTTGGGTTTCTGCCGTTCCTAATTCGCTATAAAAATAAGGTGCGGCTAATGTTCCTGACCCTGACCCTGTTCCTGGTTTAATATATACTGTTGCCATAATTTTTGTTTTTTAAGTTTTAAGAAATTGTTCCACCTGATATTAAAAGTGGTGATGGATTTGCACCGATATTAGGAATCTGATAACCCTGTCTGACAGGTAATCCGTTCGCTCCTACAGAGTCAGAGTCTCCATTAACCACAGAATAAACTTCTCCGTCACTGTCTGTTAGTTCTATATCAGGCTCACCCGAATCTTTAGTAATACTAAAAGAAGGCAACTCTGATGCTTCTGCTAATCGTGATGCTGTGCCTGTACCTTTTATCACAAAAACATTTGCACTTGCTCCGACTGCGAATTTCAAGCCTGTCGAATCTGCAACCATTAACGCAGAGCCTGATGGTTGGCTGTCTAATACTTTAAGTGATTGATTAGGAAATGCTCCGATATGTGGATTAGCTGTGCCTCGCAATTGAGTATCCCCAACTACAACATCTTGGAACGAACAAGTCCCATCTCCATCCTCACGAAGGAATTTAGTAGCTCCTGTTTCTCCTGTTGAGGTAACTGCTGTGCCATCAACTGCTGTACTAATACCTGTTAAGTTACTTCCGTCAACGGCTGGTAATTGTGCTGACCCATTTAACTGTACTACATTATTAGCACTTGTTCCTACATCTAAAGTAGCTACTGAACCTAGTCCTAAATTCGTCCGACTCGTTCCAGCATTCGCCACATCAGATAAATTATTAGCGGCAAGTAAATCACCTGCTCCTACATTTGTTAAGTTACTACCGTCAACAGCAGGTAAAGCACCCGATCCGTCTAGCTGTACTACATTGTTAGCACTTGTGCCTACATTCTGAGTAGCTGCTGTACCTAATCCACTAACATCTGTGTTACTAAGTGTTACTGTACCTGTCCTTCCTGCTACTGATTGAACAGGTGCAAGGGTCATTAGGTTAGTTGCTGTTACCTTTTTAGTGGTAGCTGTACCTGCGATGTCATCAACGATAGCCAATACATCAGCACCATTAGGAGTAGCCAGGTTTGAAAGTTCCGTTATCTTCTTGTTAGCCATTTTATTTAATTATCTATTTCGTTGTCTATTGTGATGCGGTCATTATCCTCAGTCAATAACGCTTGTAGTAACTCAGTAAGTAACATCTCATCTCGTTCATCAAAAGCATAGGTCTCCCCAAACTCAGGACGGATGAAGTTACTAGGAGCAATGACAATGCCATTCGGTTTCTCCTGAGTAGCATATGGATAAATCAAAGACATCTAATTAAAGAGAGTCTGTAGTACCTGTAGCGAATACACTGTAAGTACCATCTGATCTAGCAGATAGATTAGCTCTTATCTTTTCGTAGTGTCCGTGGTCATCTCTGACCATTACTGCTCCGTCTGCTGTTACTACTTCAGAGTGAACAACATACCAAGCACCACCGATGTAGGCTTCTATGTCTACTGTACCTCCTGAACTTACTGATGAAGAAGCGATTACAAAGGTCCAACCCTTAGAACGCTCTACTGAGAATGAGTTGCCAGCCCCTGTAGAAGTAACAGATGATAGCAAAGTCTTTTTTGAGAGTGTGCGAAGCATGATAATATATAGTTATTAGTTAATAAAAAGTTTGTTAAGACATATTAACACCAGTACCACCTGAAGTACCACCTAGTGTAGGTCTAGCAGTTCGTGCTAACTGAGCTTGTGCTCCTCTTCTCTTCTTCTTAGGTTGTGTTTGTCTAACAGTCTTAGATGCTTCAGCAACAGGAGGCGGTGGTGGCGGTGGTGCTGGAGGTGGCGGAGGAGGAGGAATATCTGGTGTTGACATACACATAGTTAGTCTTTTGTTAAGATGTTTTGTTGAAGCTGTTCGTTATAAGTTTGTCTTAGAAATCTAATTACAGACACTTGTCCACTTTTAAACCAAACATCTTTTTCTGTATTCGTCAAGTCAGGACATTTATCAGGGAATAGCTTCTCTAATCTTTTAACTAAAGTTTCACTTATAGCTGGTAGTAGTTCTTCTTCGTTATTCATTAGCATCTGTATTAGTCCATATGTATATTGGTGTCATCTCTCCTACATAAGCACACCCTATGTTGAAGTCAAAGTATTCTATCGCTTCTTCCATTGTCATGTTACTAGGTTCTTGCATCATCTTCTCTAACATAAGTTCTATAGCATATACATACTTACCTTGTTTATAATCCACACCTATAATAGCTTCATCAAATCCATCAGCTTTTAAAGGTTCGTCTTCTTTTATTGGTGCGATCATTTGTTTATATAACTCCTATCATCTAGTTCTTGAGGTAAGTTACCTTTTGTTATTTGATCCTCTGTCCACAGGAAAGCACTAGCATTCCACAGTATAGCACCTGCGTGATCTTCTGATTCATCTCCTTCGTTCAACGCTAACAGATGTCTATTCATACTGTCTATTAATCTACTGAGTGGGAATCCGTTGTGCCAGTTGTTGTCTCCGTAGAGTCTTCCTCCTTCTTCATATCGTTGGGCAAGGGATCGAAGGGCGATTGGAGGAATAAGGCTGAATCGTCCTCGTCCAGTAGCCCTGTCACGCTGTGCACCTGTGATGTAATTCTCCTTTTGTCCGCTGTTTGGTAGTTCTTTGGTGTCCATAGTTTTGTTATTTGTTTTTGTTTTTTATTGTATTCTTCTTTTCTTAGTAGTCTTGCCATCCAAGCATTTGTTAAAGCATCCTGTTCTGTCTGTCCTTTCTTCTCATACAAAGCTACAACAGATTCCCAAGTGTATCCGTTATCATTCAACCATCTCTCAGCTGCAACAGGACCGACTCCTTTGACTCCACTGAATCCATCCGTAGAATCTCCCATCAATGTCTGTATCAAATGGAAGTTATCTGCTTCTTCTTCTGTGGGTTCATGATATTCTTCTCTGTTATAATCGTAGAAGATTCCTGGTACACTCTTGAAGTCCTTGTCTATACTAACTATGATTCGCTTGTCTTGTCTGTTAGGATACTCAGTAGCTAAGATACTTAACACATCATCAGCTTCTATGTTAGCCCACAGTTGTGCGTCTAGTTCATTAATCATCCATTCCTTCATAGGTTTTAAGATGACAGGCAGTACTGACTTTCTTCTGTTAGACTTGTAGTCAGGGAATAGTTTCCTTCTGAAGTTTGCTCGGTCACTAAGTGCTAACACTACTTCATCTGCTTTGAGTAAGTCTTTGAATTGTTCTATCCTTCCAATGACTCTGTCCTTTGCTACTGTCATGTCTGCGTGTACAGTCCACAGTTCTTCTTCCCATTGTATATTTTCTTGTGCTATGATTGACGATTCAAATGCTAATACATCTGCGTCAATTAGTATGGTTGTTTTACTCATAGAATATGCTCCAGTTCTGTTGGTATTTTTTATATTTTGATTTACTATCTGGTAGGATGTTTAACTTTAGTGTTACTCCTTTTATTTCTTTTCTTGGTATCATCCACCAAGTTTGCTCAGGTATAATGTAACAGCCTACAACATCTATTGTTTCACACATAACATCCTTACTCTTACATCCTGCTCCACTATTTATACAGTATGTATTAACAGATGACTTCCTGCTTGAAGCTTTGATCTGAACTTTTAAAGTACCTGCTGGACAAGTAACAATAAAGTCCCAAGGCATGGGTGTGGTAGGTAGGTGCGGTTCAAAGTTTCTTTCTAAACACTCTGTTGTAAACCTAGACTCTGCTATCGCTCCTATTCGTTGTGTGTTAGATGAGGGCATAGGAAATGTTAGGTCAACTGTATCGTACAATTCAGCAACCTTCAAGTAGTAATCGTGTTCAAGTTCTAGTGTGTCTCTGCCCATGACTTACCTATCTTATACTCACCATCCATAGGACAGTTCAACTTTAAGTCTTTACCTGCTGCTTGGATTGCTTTGATTGCTAACTCTCCATATGTCTCAGCTAGGTCAGGTTTAACTTCAGCTTGGAACTCATCGTGGATATTACCAACAAAAGAATACTCCCTACCGTGTTGCCATCCTAACTGCTGTAGTTTGTTGTGTAGCTTTATAAGTGCTACCTTCATAACCACAGCACCTGCTGATTGAAGTAACATATTAAGTGCAGCGTGTTCTGATCTGACAGGTAATACTCTACCATCTAGTCCTGTTAAACAAGCAGAGCGTCTGACTTTCTCCTCTATCTTTATCTTTAATATCTTTAACGCAGGTAAGTTAGACAGGAACTTCTTCTTTAAGATTGCTCCTTCTCTTGCTGAACCTTCCACTATCTGTCCAATCTTTGCGTCACCTGCACCGTATAAGAATCCATAGATGAATGTCTTAGCTTGGTCTCTCGTCTCTAACTTAGCAGCTTGTTGATTAACTGTGTGGATGTCACCCTCTAATATATTCCTAGCGTACTCACCACCATCCCAAATAGCTAGGTAGTGTGCCAGCATTCTTAACTCTAACCCACTAGCGTCAACACCTACTAATACATTACCGTTAAGTGGGATGAATAAACTTCTACACTCCTTACCATACTCTGCTCTTGTAGCTGGTACTTGTGCTAAGTTAGGTTTGGAATGTGTACATCTACCTGTGACTGCACCGTTTGTATTGACTCGTCCGTGTAGCCTCTTATCTTTAACTAGTTTAAGCCACCCATTCTCGCCTTCAGCCAATGCTCCTAGTCTTTTTACGACTAACAAATATTCGAGCAGAAGCTCGGCAGCTGGGTGGTTTATCTTTTTAAGAGTAGGTTCATCAACCTTTATAGTCTTACCGTCTTCACTGACAGGTATCTCAAATCCTAGTTCTTCAAAGCGTTCTTTGATCTGCTTCCTGCTACCAGGATTAAAAGGTATGATCTCCTCCTTTACATCGAGTGCTTCAGCTTTGTTAACTAAGTTCTGTACCATACCTCTCTCTTTTAGTATAGCTTTTAACTTTGCTTTTGTAGGTGCGTTGATTACTTCTACTCCGTCCGTGCGTTCAACAGTTAATGTGTATCCCTTCGGAGTCTTCATCTTCTTAACGGTAGGTTCAAACATCGCTTGTAGTTTATCTTGTAGCTTTGCTCTTAACAGGATCAACTTTTGTTCTAACACTTCTGCTGCTGATATATCAAACCCAAACCCTTTGCTTTCCTGTAAGCGTATGATGTAAGCGAACCAATGTTCTATGTCTACCATCTTCTTACTAGGTTCTTTACTAAGGAAGTGTTCGTACAAGGTCTTAGTAACAAGGACATCTCGTTCACAGTACTTCTTCATCTCTTCATTGTAGCTGTCCCAAGCGTCCTCATTCTCTCCGTAAGTAAGCTTTAACATCTTACCCATCCTGTGTCCCCAAGCTTTCAAGCTGTGACTACCAACCATCTTAGGATCAAAGTCCTTTCGTTTGAAGTCATCCTCTCTAAGGTCAGGGTATATACACCTACTCATTACCAATGTATCTTGTACTTGTGCTAATGGAGGATAGAAGTCATACAACTTAGCTAACACAGGTAGGTCAAAACCTACGATGTTATGTCCGATGATCTTGTCAGCTTTAGCTAACATCCTTGTTCCTTCTTTTATCCCATCACCACTAAAGGTAATCATCTTACCTGCTATCGGATCGTAGATGGATAAGCAATGGCAGACCTTTAGGTCACTCAGATTAGTGAAGTCCTCAATGCCATTTGTTTCTATATCAAAGAATAGTATTTTCATTTGTCCTCCTTCATTTGTTTAAGTGTGAAAAAGCTTTTGTATTGAGGATGATCGTGTGCGAAAAGCCTAGCATAGTAAGCTATATAGTTGTTCGATATTTTAAATTTAGAACCACTAGTCTGTATCTCAGTATGCCATCTGATTTGATTCATTATTGCCCAGTGAGAATATTTTTTTCTACCAGTCGCAATGACTTGCATTGTGAACTTTTTAAATAATTCATATACTTCTGGATTCTCATTATGCCAAGCCCACCATTTTGGTTTTATATCATTCATATTATTAAAACGGAATCGATCCGCTGTTGGTTGTTGTTGTTTTGTCTTTGAATACATTCTCATCTTCTGTGTACCTACCACTGTCTTGATCGTATAACAATGTAGTAGCAAGCCCAGTCTCACCTGAGAATCTATTCTTTAAGACTCTTACTTTTGTTTCGTTATTGTTTTCTTTTTGTTGATTTCTCTCTAGTCCTATTACCATATCACTGAGTTGTGGTATCGAATGACTACCTCTTAGGTCTGATAACCTAGTGACTCCACCCTCTTCATGTCCTCCACCATTCGGTGGTCTTCTAAGGTGTGACACAAGTACCATTCCACATCCTGTCTCTTCCACTAAGCTTCTCAGTTGTGTCATGGTATTATCAATTAACCTTCGTTCATCATCACCTTGGATACCACTAACTACAATAGATAGATGGTCAAGGAATATCCACTTGCAACCTAATCCTTTGCACAGGTACTTGATCTTACTTAATAAGTTATCACTCTCCGTACTTCCGAAGTGGTCATAGGTATAGAAGTTCTTGTTACCCATAGTCTCATCGAATGCTTTGCGTAACTCCTCCTCCTTCAGATCATTCTCTAGGTGCAACGGTTTGTTTAGATGGATGCCCATGATGCCAAGTGCAGTTCGTCTGACTGATTCTTCTAGTGCTATGTATCCTACCGTCTCTCCGAGTCCAAGGAGATGGTGACATACTTCACGACAGAACAAGGACTTACCTATCCCTGATCCAGCACAAAGTGTCACCAACTCCCCTCTCCTCAGTCCGTGTGTCATAGTGTTGAGTGAAGCATACGGATAGGGCTGACATTCAGAGGTGTCCTCCTTTATAACTGCTTGCCATATGTCCTCACCACTAACTATCCCATCAGGTCTATACTCTCTAGCTTGCCACAAAGCTGTCACCAACTCCTCGCTACGCTTTGCCACTAACATATCGTTAGCATCTTTAAGAGGTAACTCTGCAATGTGTGCTTTCCCTGGTGTCAATAGTGCTGCACATTTAGCAGCTCCATCTCGTCCTGGATCATCATTATCAAAGCAGAAGATTACCTTCTCAAAGGACTCCAACCAATCGATAGCTTGTGATACATACTTCTTTGCTCCACCTGCTCCGTTAGGTACAGATACAACAGCCCACTTGTTCCCGAATGCTTGGCTTACAGATAGTGCATCAATCTCCCCTTCACATACCACTACTCTTCTTCCACCACTACTCCAAAGATGCTGTCCGTATAATCCATACAGCTCTCCTTTGATTGAGAAAGTTTTGTTACTGAATCGTAGTTTCTGTGCGACAAGTGCTCCGTTCCTACTCTTGTAGTTAGCTATGTGTACTGGTTCTCCATTGTGTGTGCCTATCTGATAGCCCCACTTCTGACAAGTCTCCTTAGTTAAGTTCCTCCTAGCTATCTCCTGTGCTTTACCTGTGACAAAAGAGGTGTCGTTATTAGTTGTTGGTTGTGTCATAGTTTGTTGTCTGCCTCGACTGTATGAATCACAGCTGAAACATTTTGTGCTTCCGTCATCGTTGACCGCAAGAGCGTCACTCGATCCACACTTTGCACACTGCTGATGCGTTCTAGTGAAAGCCATGACTTTGGTATTTGTTTATGTGCATATAATATTCCTTTCTTTTCACACCACATGGCATAGGTAGTCTTGCTACCCTTACGAATCTTGTTGTATGCGTTTTGAAATAACAACCTAATGTCTAAGTCAGGATGTTGTTGCTTGATTAACAGATGTTTAGACCTGTCCTCCGTGACCCACCTACCTTTGGTTTCAATAATGATTCCGTTAGGTAAGATGAAGTCAGGAGTATAGGTACTAAGTCTCTCGTACTCAATGACTAACGACTCGTAAGAGTAGCAGACCCCACACCTTTTAAGTTGGTTTGCTATTCTCTCTTCAAAGCCCGACCTAAAAGTCTGCCTTGATGATGTCTTCTTCTTCTTCGGCATCGAGTGCTCCTTCGAGTGATTCACCTCCGTTAACATAGCCTCCTTCAACTTCGGTAAACCCAAAGCTTTCAGCTGCTTTATCACTGAGACCACCATCTCCTAACTCGATGACTTGGACTGCTAACAAATCAAGGCTCATACCAAACCCAGTCGATGCGACATACCAAAACCTCGGACGCACTGCTAACTTAACCTTTGATCCACCTCTTACCAATGTATCTTTTAAAGGCTTACCTTGTGAGTCATACAAAGCAATAGACTTTGCAGCTCTTGGGTCACCGTTCTTATAAGTACCTGCAAGTACATTCTTTAGTTTTGCTTTGACTACCCAGTTACCTTCATCATCTTCACGCACAGGTAAATCAGCTACCTTTAACTTTTTCTTTCCTAACTCATCTAACTTAGCTTGATATTCAGCATCAAATAAAGGTTGGAATTGTAAGTTCAAAGCTGCTGCTTCTTCCTTTGTTACTATCATATCACAACTGTACTCACCTTCATCGTTAAACCTAGTGTTAGGTGTGTTAACATATGGATACTGAGCAGTACCTGCTGGTGTCACTGTTTGTGGGTGTCTTGTTCTAGCTTTAATCGCCATCTTATCTCTCCTTCTATGTGTTTTGTTTATTAAGAGAACATATAAGTGCAGTCGTTTAGTGCCGACACATCTAATGTGCCAAGTTCAAAGCTGTCTGTCACTTCGGTGTTCCCTGATTGTTTCAATAACTCACTCTTGAACTTTCCTGTGAGGTCTTGATTAAATATATCGTGGTAAATCTCTCTTAAATCTTTGTGCATCTTCGGTGCGTGTGGACTCTGCGTAGCAAAGCAATCATGTATAGTTGTTATATCATAGTCCTGTTTGCAAGCTAAAAAATGTACCACACTTGCATCAATACTGTGTATGTAGTTGGCAACCACTGCTTTAGCTTGTCTTTTAGGATCAACTTTATCTGTGTTCTTTAGATAGTTAAGTGTAGTCTTTTCCATTCCTAACACAGAGAACAATCCAATCTGTACCGTCTCGTAGATGTGTTGTTGAATCTCAATTCCGAATGGTGTCTCCCACTTCAAAGTATCTGGACAAGTAAGAACTTGTGATTTGATCCACTTCATAAAGTTGATGTGGTTCTCTAGTACAATATTAGTTTGCTTGTTAACAATAGTGGACAGGTAAAGTAAAGCTTCTAAGTATTCACTCTTTCCAAACGGATTACTCCTACCATTCTTCACCTCTTTTAAAAACACACTCTCCAACTCAAAGGTACTAGTGTATCCATTCATACCAAAAGGTTTAGTCATTACTATTCTCTTCGTGTATCTTCTATCTATCCCCCACTTTAACCAGTCACCTGCCAAACTATTTTTACTCTTCGCTTTGTGTAAGTTTTCGTTCACTCGATCTGCGATGTGTTGATATACATCTTGTGGTGGTAGGTCAGGTACTAAGTTAGTTAGCTTGCCTATCTTCTCGTCCTTTAATAACAGCGATAGTATCTGAACACCGTTACAACTAGCATCCATACGACAAGGTAGGTGAGTAACAAATCCATAACCCTTCTCCTTATATCCTGCGTACTCAAAACAAAAAGCCAGGAAAGCCCACGGTTCAGATGCGTCTTGCCATAGCTTGTATGTTCTAGGGTCTTCAGCTATCCTAACAATCTCTTTTGTGTTCTGTTCTACCCAAGCTATGCGATCCTCAAATGTACCCTTTCTCCCCCACACATTCGCACCGTGTATCTTTAACCACTTAGCATCTTCCTCACACTTGATTGGTACACCACGGTAAAACTCCAAGCAACTCCTGCCAAGGTCACAACTCTGAGGACTAACAAAGGATGGTACACTGTACACTCTACCTCTGTAGTCCACCTGTACTGGAAAGTAAAACTTCTCAAGCTTCGCATACATCTTTGCGACATACATAATACGAAGTGATCTCATCCTTCTCCCACTAGTCTCTAAGTTCCAATCGTGTACATACTTTGCTTCTCTTTTCCAAGCGATGAATGCTTCTGGGTCTGTCTGTTTTAAATTCTCAACAGGTTCGAGGACAGGTAACAAGTCTCTCTTTTCCATCGTACCTATAGACACATCCCCTTCCCAAGCCCATAACATTATGTCGTGTACCTTCTTGTTTATTTTATATGGTACTTCTTGCAGTCGGTTAAGTGGTTCATATAAATTACTCAAGTCTCTGTTCCGTAGGTCAAATGCGTTTTTCATAATGGGAAGGACAGGTAAATCATCACTCATGTACCCACCTCCGTAATTACTTTCCCACCTCAAAGGTTCTTCAGTTGTAGCCAACCAAAACGGACGGAGTGACTCACTGTTCTCATCAAATTGTCTAACCCATTCTTGTAGCTGTGGATTAGGTGCAATCTTTTTAATTGTTGATCCCTTCCTAGTCAGTGTACTCTTCAAAGTAAAAAGGTTTGTTTGCATACGCAGAATTTCTAACAACCACGCACCAATCTTTGCTTTATTTGTTTTAGTCCACAGTGTAAATCGTTCGTACCTACCCTTGCTGTGTAAGTTCTTTTCTTTATCCCAAAACTTCGACTGAAACTGCTGTCTACTTCGGACATTCTTCCTGTCTCTTTGCAGTAGCTTCCATGTATTTTTATCTACATACTCCTTAAAGTAACGGACTCGTACTTCATCCTCGATAGACTTAGCTAGTTCAAAGGACACATAAGCAAAGGTCATGTCGTTACCATCCAGTAAATCAAACGATCTTTTAATTGCTAACAAAGCTACTTCATCTGCTTCTAACTCCCACACTAAAGGCAACCAAACAGGACAAGGTGCGTGTACTTGTGAGCAATCATCAAAGAATTTTTGTATCACATTTGCTACACCTTCGTGCATCTGATCAGCAAGTCTGATATAAGCAGGAGTCTCGGATGATAACTGATTCTGTGTTCGTAGTTTCTTAGCGTTCCTGTACCTAGCCTTGCCAAGCTCAACCATTGAAGCAGTTAAGTGTTCCATTTTTTCTTCTTGTTCTTATTGGTGAAGTCGAAATCGTGTTTAGGTTTCTTTCTTGGTCTGTTCGTCCGTATTAACTTTCCGTTCTTGTCATATCCAAGCTCATTGTTCTGCCAGAATAGATCAAACTTCTCAGCTACTTCGTAAGAGAACTGTCGAGAGTCAGCAAAGAAGTACGATTCAAAGTCCTCGTAATTATACATCGTCATTATCTTCTTCTTCCTCTTCCTCTATATCAAAGTCAATGAGTCCTCTGTGTCTACTGATGTCTCGTCTTATTTCCTGTTTGTACTCCCAACGGAGTTCTTCTCTTTCTATATCGTTGTCTTCGTCCATAATGTTTGTGTTAATAGTTAAAATAAAAGGTGACCACATTGCATCACCAAGCTTGGATCAATTCATTAAGGTACTAATATCTTAGGCATAAAATTAGATTCATGTAGTTTAAACACCTTAGCAGTCTCACCTTTAATATACTTATTCCAAGTCTGTATTCCTCCCATAAGTACCATAAAATGTGTGACAGGTTGAAAAGCGTGTGCACCTGCTCTAGCTATCATTTTATCTATGTACCTACGAAAGACATAAACTGGATCGTTCTCTGTTAAGTCTAAACCTTTCAATAATTTATCAACAATAAAGATGTCAGCTTGTGTTCTCCCTTTGTTATCCACCTCTACAATTAAACTAAATTCTTTGATTTGCTTAGTTAAATAATAATGCAATGCAATCGTAGATGCCATAGGTAATTGATAGTATTTTTTATGAGCACTAACAAAATTAACAGAAGTTTCAATATCTGGATACTTATCTAAGACTTCCATTATTTTGTATGTGGGAACCCATACTCTTGAACTGCCTCCCACTATGTTAGGTAAACCATCTTTAGAGTTAATCTTTTCAAGTACCTGTAATGTAGAAGCTAATGCAGTTGTATTTTTCTTACCTTCAATTGCTAACACATCTGCGTTGTTTCTTTTCCTACCCACATCAAACACAGCAAAAGTATCAGGGTCAGTATGGTGGTAGATAGTACCTTCAAACGGAATGCCCGATAAAATAGATGCCATCAATCGATGTTGTCCATCATCTAACTTGCCATTACAAAAACTAAGCTGTGAACAAGGTTTCCAATCGCCAGCTCTCATCGCTTTTGCATACAACCTTGCTGTATCCATACTTAAAGGACGATTGCTACACCTTTCTTTAAATATTCTTTCTGCTAAAGCAGGTTGTATGATTGCTATTTTAGTTCCGTTTCTATTTTCTGTTTTGATTTTATATTTAGTATTCATTGTTTTTATTTTTGGTTGTTATTATTATTATACTCATCCAACAAGTGCTGAAGGGACAGGTAAAGTGGAAAGTATTTATGGTGGTGGTACTCGTTGTTGTCTAACTTATCTTTAAAGTAAGTGTCAAAGATATAGTGCATGGTTTCTTCTATCATGTTTCTTTTTATTGGTTGTTTTATTGTTTGTCTAATCACTCCCTCAATGGTGCTGTATTTCATTATTCTTTATATAAGAATCCAAGGGAAAGTATTACAATAAGGGCGAACATTAACAGCATCTCTAGGCTCATTGCTTTTTAATTCTGACTTTGATACTAAGCTCTTCTTGTACATAGTTTCTAAGCCAATGTTCTATATCACCACCTCTAAAGATAGTGCTTACATCTAGGTTTTCATTGTCAAAGTATTCGCTATTACAATTAGCTACAACCTTGCGTAAAGCTCGGATAAGTTGGTCTTTGTTATTAGCAATCCAGTTAATCCTTTCTATCTCTTCAAGTACCTGTTCGTGCTGTATTTTAAATAAGTTTTCTTCGTTCATTTTATTGATTTTAGTGGGTTAATTTTGCGTGTGTAAATGTCATACCTAACATCTTAGCCAAGGTAAAGCCTGTCTTGCTCGCTTCTTCTGCACTTCGTGCTTCAACCTCGCTTATAGCTCGCTGTTTAATGATTCCACTAGGTAAGGTATGATCAGCGTAAAGCTGATAGTTCTTTAATGGCTTTCTGTGTTTCTTTCTTATCTTCATATTAGTTGGTTTCCTGTTCGTCCTGTTCAAATATAGTTTCATATATACCTTTCAATTCATCCTCGCTCATATCTTGATAACCTTTAATGCCATACTTAAATAGTTCATAAAAGTCTCCCATATCGAAATTCTCCGCATCGTACAAAGATAATTTATGTATCATTTCTTCTTTATTCATGTTGGTTTTATAGTTTGATTCCGTATTCTTTTTCAGCTTCTTCAACGCTTACAGCCCAGTCTTCGGGTTCACACATCAAATCTTCGTATTCACCCTCGTTTAATCGTGCTTGATTGTAAGCTTGCATAGCATCCGTTATTTCTGCTGTAGCTGTTGATTCATCTTTAAATATTACAGGTGTGCCGTCTTCGTTCCTGTAAGCTGGTATGTAACCTTGCGATATTGTATGTGTAATTACTATGTGTTTCATGTTGGTTATTTCTTTCTATTTAATTTTTTAAGTTCCTTTAAGACCGATTTATATTGTTCAATCTTTTCCTCATGGCTACTAGCTCGCCCTGTAAACAGGTGAGGTAAGTCTTTCAAGTGCCATTGGATGTAAACCTCTTTATAATCGCTTACGATTCGGTAAACAAAAGGCACTTGGTCTATGTATTCGGTTACTGACATGACTATTGTAGTTCTTTAAGAGTTTCAACAGCTGTATTATATCCAGCTTTAACCTTTAAGTAATCTCGCAAGGTAAAGCTGTCAGGGTCGGTTTCCATATCATGCAATTGTCGACTCGCCCAGTCTCGTTGATTCTTTGCATCAGTAGAGATTTGTAGTTTACGCCAGTCATTAGCTGACATTTTAGGGAATTTTTTAGTAAGGTTCATAATATTTTATTTTCTTTCTATTGTTGGTTAAAGGCTACATATAAAGATAAGAGTTGCCCAAGTGGCAAGAACTATTACTGGACTCATGATCCATATAACAGCTTGCTCTTTTTTGCTTGGTTTTAATGAGTCCATTTTGAAGTCGGAATGATTTGTTTCTTTGGTATTTTTCATATTGGCTTAGTGTTTAAAAGTTATTTATTAATAATTCTTTTATTTGTTCGTCAGTTTGTCGGTCTCTTAAAGCTTGCCTAATTTCCTCATTTTCTAAAGCGATATCAGGATGAATAAGTAAGCTGTTACAAAGTAGGATAAATGTTGATTCTCTCATGCGTAAGTTGCGTAAGTTTTAATATTGTTAAATGCTTGTACTTTAAAATTATAAATTGATCTTAATTTCCTTGTACTTCTTTTTGATTTGTTAGTTGTTTCAATGTTTTCAAAGTATATATTAAAAGTGTTTTCTAGTTGCCAGAGTATGTCCTTTTCAGTTGTTAACATATGAAAGATAGAAAGAGACCCATCCATTTGATTAACATAATCTTCTAATCTTTCATTTTGCTTTTCATTTAATTGGATAATTAATCCTTCGTGAGTAGAGTTGTCAGTGAATAATAATTTCATAATTTTATATTAGTTGATTGCTTGCTCGATTGCTCTTTTCTTTTTTGAGCCGTGAGGGTTGATCCATATTGACTTAGCACCGATACGATTGCCTTTACAAAGTTGGCATTGGTCACATGAAAGACCTTTACTATCGGCAAGGCATTCAATGGTGTTTTCGGGTTGGGTTGGGCTTACATGGAAATATCTAAGATTCTTTTCCTTTGCTCGCCTTACAGAATCATTTGTCTCAGTTGATGCCATGAAATAATTACCGTAAGCTGTAGCTCTTTCTTTACTCATTTCTTCCCAGTCGTGAAAGTAACCTGTCCATCCGTCGCAAGATTCAGTTATCATTTTAATGATGGAAAGAGGAATTAAAGATGGGTTTCCATATGCACCAAACCTAACTTTCCTACCATTAAAGACACTATCGTATAAAAATGGATCAAGCTTAGGATATTTATTTTGCTTGTAAGCCTTCCAAATTGAATTGGGTGCCTGTCCTACATTAACATAACAGCCGTTCCCACTAGCAAACTTACAACCAGTGCAGATAGTCTTTGCATCCAAGCCACTCTTTACACCATCAACTGGTGAATGATCAACTAACAAAATCCATAATTGAATCATGTTGCCAGTTTTCCTGTTAGAAGTTTTAAGGGTAGCAATAACAGCAAACTTTTCGCCGTTCTTGGTTCCCTCGTAAATTAAAAATCCGTTGGGTTTCATGATGCTATCCAATCGTTTTGATGTTTAAATCTATATTGAAATGAGTACCTATCAGGTCGATTTTTAATTAATCTTGATCTCAATAATTTGCGATAGTTTAACATAGATTCCTCTAAATTTTGGCTTTCACTTGTGATCCAATCGCCATTTAATCTATATCGAGTTAATAAAGTTTTATAAGTGTGGTTCATAATATGTTTTTCTATTTATTTGATTAATCTTGAATGTTGATTTGTTCAGTTGTTTCAATCCAGATAGTAGCACCACAAGCCAATGGCGATTCTGGAGCATAACAAAGTCTAACATTGTCTCCGATCATAATATGATTGGCTTTAACATTGTCGCTTGTTGTTTTGATTGTCAGAACTGGATCATTAGAGCCTTTCTTGCGATTGGCTTTGATGATGTGTTGATTAACGTGAATTCTTTTGATATATCCTTTGTTTAATTCTTTCATAGTTAGAAGTTAATATATAGATCGTTAATTTTGATTTTCACACAATTCGGGACTTCTTTTTTAATTGCTTTGATGTCTAGATGGTTTGTTGTTTCCTCGCCTATCGTTCTGCCATTGTCGTCCTTTAAATAAGTAGTTTTAGATTTAAAAGCTTTACCATTTGTATCATCGAATAAATAAGAATCTACTAAGCTACTAATTTGAATTGCCTGCGTTCCATCATGATCTTGAGTTTTTTTATATTTCTTTTCAAATAGTTTTATTTTCATGTTTCTATTGGTTTTAATTAATAATTGGTTCGATCTCAATACTATCATATCTGTCAATAGCTTTACCTATAAAATCAGTACTTAAACTATTGATATTTAATGAGATAAAAAAAGATTAAAAAAGTTTTAACAATATAGTTTTTATAGCAATCATCCGAGAATCAGAGTTGTAAAGTTATGTCTGGCAATACTTTATGAAAAGATTAGGATTGAATTTGTAGTGTTTAACAGGGATTGAGTAGTACTGTAATAGATTTCAATGATTTCAAAAAAGATTGAAAAGTTAAACAAATAAGAAATAACAAATTTACAA